ACCAAACCTTTAATGCCTTAGATTATGGAAAATTTACAACAACGGGAATTAAGAATTGGAAATTACATTAAAGCTATTTATTATCAGTATGAAGATTTAGAGGAAAATGAAGAATCAAGCGAAGAAGTTACTGTTTTAGCTTTAGACCCTTATTACACAATGAGCGATAATACTGTCATTTGGGTAGAAGGGGGAAAAGAAGAAAGGTATCATAAATTTGAACCCATCCCATTAACAGAAGAATGGCTTGTTAAGTTTGGAATGGAATTATATGATGGTTTTTCATCAACACGAGTTTTAAGGCTTGACAAAAACCCCTTTGATGTTTCTAACCTTACTTATAACCCCGTAGAAGGATTATTAAGGTTTTCTAATGGTCACAGTAAAGGTAGTAGTTTGATTCCTTATGTTAAATACGTCCACCAACTACAAAACCTTTATTTCGCTTTAACAGGAAAAGAACTACCAACAAATAACTAAAAATTAATGATATGGAAAAGAAAACAACAAAATCACTATTCGCTTTAGAGATAGAAAACAATGGAGATGTTCATATTTTACTGACTGCCTTAAATATGGTAGGTTTAAACGTAAATATGAAATCTGCTGAATTAATCAAAGAAGCAATAAACGCAATGGAGAAAATGGCGGGTAAATTTGACCTTGAAACAGCTTGTAATATTAAAGTCAAAGTGGATGAAAAGTATAGAATAATTTTAGATAACTACGAAAATCAATAACATTATGGAAGCAAGAATATGGAATAAATCGGAATTGGAGAAAATGCCTGAATGGGTAGAGGATGAATCAGGGGACTTTTTGCACACTAAAAAAAAATGTTGGATAACTAAAGGGTTTATGGGTAAATCAATAGATACACTTATAGAAATGAGCTATCCCGTTTTTGATGAAATGATAGCTAAAACGGAAAAAGAATTTAGCATAAACGAATTACCTGATTTTAAACATACGCCCGAACCTCCAGAACCGATTATCCAAGAGGCAGCTACCCAAGTAAATAATACTCCTGTAAGTTGGCTTAAAAACGAACTAACTAAAATCATACCAAATAAAATAAATAATAGACACTTAATATTAGATAAAAAATTAGCTGCACATTTTAAAAATATATTTGAAGCAGCTTTAGAAATGGAAAAAGAACGCTTAGAAAAAGGAGAGATTGGCATTACTTTGGAGAATGGGACTACTTTACGAGTTGGTGAGAGATATAAGTATGGAGCTTGGGGGGAAGGTGTTTTTATTGAAATAATTGCGATTAGTGAAAAATCTTTATTTTGTAAAGATGAAGACGGAGATGAAGGTCTTTATGATATTTACGATTATTGGCTCCCATACACCGAACCCAAAGAAGAACCAAAACCGCTTGAAGGGTATCAGGAATATTTTGTATTGACTAATAAAGGTTCGCTAACTAGTGGTTTCTTAAACGATGAGCAGTTAAAAGAAATGCAAGAAATGGTTCATGGCGACATTCGTAAAATTTATACCAGGCAAGAAGCTATTGAAGCGGGATTAAAAATTTAAAATAAACGATTATGAACCACAAAAATAAAGCACTATGAAAAACGGAAAAAGACCAGCATTTCAATCAAGCATAGCATTGGCTAGTGATGAAATAAAAGAATTAGGATTAACCAAACGTGAATACTTTGCAGGAATAGCTTTGCAGGGGATTTTAAGTAACCACGGAGTGCAAACTGACACATCAGACTTCACAAAAGTAGCCATTCAATTAGCTGACGAACTACTTAAACAATTAGAAGCATGATAACCCACAAAATAACCCTAACATCAGGAAGAAAATCCAAAACATTCTACTATACCAAAAAACCTATAAAAGCAGATCGTGAAGCCGCAATCGCAGCATTCGGAAAAGATTTAAATGTTAGTGTTGAGGTTAGTAAGGTGAAACTGAAAAAAGTTTCTTAAATTTGGGTTATGGCAGCACCTAAAAACAACACAAATGCATCTATTTTTGACATGGATATGGTTCATGAAATATGTGCATTAGTTGCTGACGGTCTTAATATAAAAACAGTATTAAAATCAAATGAAAAATACCCATCATTTGAAACATGGCGAAGATGGAAAAACGAAAATAAAGTTGTTTATGACCTGTACATAAACGCTATTCAAGATAAGGGAGATAGTGTAGATGCTGAAATAGACGAAATAATGCAAGGGTTAAAAGAGGGGCTATATGATGCTTCAATAGCAAACGTATTAATCCAGACTTTAAAATGGAAAGCGGCAAAATATTACCCTAAAATGTTTGGTGATAATAAAGCAATAGACCACACCACAAAAGGCGAAAAGATAGAGCAAAAACAAAACGTTATTATTACCGATGCTGAAACAGCTAAAGAATATCAAAAAATATTAGAAAGGTTTAATAATGAAGCTGACACAGACGTTTAAAAAAACAGCTCAGGCTTATAATGAAGGGTATAAGTTTATAATTAACAAGGGCAGTAGTAGAAGTAGTAAAACATTCTCTATTCTACAATTACTTTACATTATAGCTAAGAACTCAAAAAAGAAACTAACTATTCACGTTGTTTCTCATTCAACCCCGCACTTAAAGGATGGCGTTATATCTGATTTTGAAAAGATTCTATTTGATGAATTAGAACCTATTGATCAGATTAGAACTCAAAACCCAAATGTATATTCCATTAGTAATTCAATAGTAAAGTTTATAGGATTCGATAAACCGGGTAAAGCATTAGGAGCGGCTAGGGATATTCTATTCATAAACGAAGCAAATCAAATGGATTGGGATATTGTCCACCAATTGATAATAAGGACTAAAGAGAATATATTCATTGACTATAACCCTGTTTGCAAGTTTTGGCTTGAAGAGAACGAAATACACAAAAGGGATAATGCTAAAATGATAGTATCGACCTTTAAGGATAACATAGAAAACCTAACTGAATCCCAAATAGAAGAGTTTTATCAAGCTAAATTAAAGCACGATAAAGAGCAACAATCAAATCAAGAGGGTTATTGGTATAATTGGTGGCGTGTTTATGGATTAGGCTTAGAGGGTAGATTAACAGGAACAATCTTCCAAAATTGGGAACTAGGAGAATACAACGAAACATTGCCTTATATCTATGGCATTGACTTTGGGTTTAAAGACCCATTTACATTGGTAAAGTGTGCTCATGAAGGCAAAACAAAGCGTCTTTATTTAAAAGAGCTAGTTTATAAGTCAGGGTTAGACCCTACTTCGATAATTAAGATATTGGAGGCTAACATTCCCGATAAAAACAGCCTTATAATTGCTGATTGCGCAGACCCTACAATGATTCGAGGGATAGCAAATGCGGGTTTTAATATCATGGGTTTGGGTAAGGATAGGATAATTGCGGGTATTAGGCAGCTTCAAGATTGGCAAATGGTAATTGATCCATTAAGCGCCAATTTGATTAACGAGCTTCACAACTACATTTGGCTAGACAAGAAAGGGGAGGTGCCAATAGATGACCATTGTCATTGTTTAGACCCGATCAGGTATGTCCATAAGTATTATTCTTATAAAAATTCATAGCTATATAAATTTTTTTATACTTTTGTAATATGGGGGTAAACATTTTTGAAGATAAGAAAACAACAACAGGACAGTTTTATAAGCTGCCATATGGATACTCATACAACAGGACTACCCCCACTGAAAGGGTAAGAGATGGTTATCTAGGTAATGAGGATGTTTATGCAACCGTCTCGAGGTTCGCTAGGCTTTGCGCTTCATGTCCTATGGTGTTGATGAATGGAGATAATATTGTGAATGATACTGATGAATTTTACAAGTTCTTTTTCGATAATTGGAATCAAAAGTACGGAAAGGAAGAAGGTCTTTATCAACTATATGTGAACCTTTTTTTGCATGGTTCAGCTTATATCTTAAAGCAAAGTGAATCATTAGGATTCTTACCTAACCAACAATGGGTATTGCCTAGCGATAAAGTTACTCCAAGCACGTTTATTCATTCGATATTTGATGATCCTTCGTATTATAATTTCAATGATAACGCAACTATTCATAGGTATTTCCCTAGTGAATTGATACGTTTAACATATTACGACCCTTCGTATACAAGCGAAGAGGGTTTATCACCACTACAAAGCGTTTGGAATACGGTATTATCAAGTAATAACAGGGCAACAGCCGAAAAAACAATGCTAGAAAATCGGGGTATTAGCGGGTTTATTTCTCCTAAATCAAGCGGCGAAATGGGGGCAATGGGGTTCACAAATACAGCAATGGAGGCAGTAAGGGCGGTTTTTTCAAGACTAACAGGCGGGGCTAATAAATTCAACAAGGTTGAAGTAGTGGACCAACCTTCAGAATTTACGCAATTAGGAATGGATGCGGGGGATATGAAAATAATTGAAATGAGGTTAAATCATGTTAGGGCCATTTGTAATACCTATGGCTTGCCTTCTATTTTATTCAATGACTACCAAAGTAGAACACACGCTAACTATAAAGAGGCAATGAAGGCGCTTTATACTGATGCCATTATTCCACAGGTAAAGCTATTTATTAATCAATATGAAAAGCAAATGTTGAATATGGTTAATAAGCTAACAGGAAACAAGTATTGGTTGAAAGTAGCAGTTGAACAGATAGAACCATTAGCTAAAACAACTACTGATTTACTAAGGGAGCTGCCAAATAATATTACAGCTAAGTTCATGGAAAACATGACACCAGAAGAAATAAGAAACCTAATGACTAAAATTGGACTAAATGCAGATTAAAGGCAAATCACTTCAAGAGCTAAAAGAACTATTGGAATTGAAGCAAAAGAAAGCTAAAGAACAACAATTAATAATAAAAGAAGATGGAAAGAACAACCAAGATAAATCAAGTAAGAAGGGATAAGGAGGAAATACTAGCGCTTAAAAAAGGTGCTATTAAATACACCGATTGTTCTACCATTTCAAGCGTGGTAAAAACGGATGTTGATAAGAAAATGTTTGAGCGCAATTTGCCATTAGATACGGAAGATGCTGTTTATAGAACCCTTATTGCTAACACTTACAACTTCATGGATAGTCATGGGGACGTTCATTTAAACAATACATTCAAAAAGTCATTGGAAGAAACAAAGAAAGTATTCCTATTGCACGATCATAAATTTGAGGTTACTGCCCAAATCGGAAACATAATGAAAGCTTATGAGCAAGAAGGGAGGTTCTTATACTTTGGCTACAATTCACCATTAGATACTCAGGCGTTATTATTAGACGTGGAAATAGAGCGCAAAAAGAATGAGCTGGTTTATGGTGGTTACAAAAAGGACGAAATAAATCAACATAGCGTAGGGATGTATTACGTTAAGATTGATTTGGCTATGGATGACCAAGCAGACCCTGCAGCGTATGCACTGTACAAAAGATTGATTGGTAGTATCGGGAATGCTGCTGAGGTTGAAAAGCAAGGTTATTTTTTCGCTGTTGCTGAGGCTAAATTACGTGAAGTAAGCGCTGTTTTAGCTGGTTCAAACCCTTTAACAGGGGTATTTGATAACAATAAAGGGGCTGTTTCTATCGACCAAATACAAAAAATGTTCGATTATTTAGGAAAAAATGTAGAAAATAAAGAAATTTTTAATAATCTTTGTAAACAATATGTAGACACTTTTAGTAACAATGAGCCGCTTAACGGCACTCAAAAACAAGAAAAGCCGTCAATTTACTCATTAATTAACTAAAAACTAAACAAAATGAACGAATTCAAATTTACTTCAAAATCTTCTTTTCAAGATTTCTTAACATTTAAAAAAGTATCTGAAGAAGATAAAGCCGATGCCGAAAAAATGGCTGGTATTTACAATGATTTTAACGCTGGTTTAAGAAGCGCTATCGAAGAGGCTGAAAAAAATCAAGCTTCTAAAGAAGAGGTTACTGCTTTGAAAGCAGAATTGAAAGATGCAATGAAAGAGCAATTTATCGCTTTACAAACTATCTTGAAAGAGCAAGGAAAAGCAATCTTATCTATGAACAAAGGTGAAGGAAGCACTTTATCCGATGTTAGAAGTACTTTAGAGCAAAACAAAGAGGCGTTAAAATTAATTGCTTCAGGTGCTGACAAAGCGAAAAATATTGTATTCACAGTTAAGGCCGCTGGCAACATGGCTATTAGCACAAATACAACAGGTCAAATTCCACAAGCTGAAAGAGAGGCAGGAATCAACGCTATTCGTGTTAGACGTCCAAGATTAATGGACTATATTACAATCGGTTCTATTGGTTCTAAAACTAAAGAGTGGGTTTATCAAGCCAACAAAGATGGCGCTGCTGGTGTTACTGCTGAGGGTGCTATCAAAAATCAAATTGACTTTGATTTATTAGTAGGTTCAGAAAAAGTTGAAAAAATCACTGCTTACATCGTAGCAACTGACGAAATGTTGGAAGATATCGACCAAATGCAAACGGCGATTGAAACTGAATTAACAGTTGAAATCAACAAAGTATTAGAAAGCCAAGTATTTGGAGGTTCAGGAACAACTCCTAACTTAAATGGTATTTCAACAGTTGCTCCTTCATTTGCTGCTGGTACTTTTGCGGGGACTATTGATAATCCAAATGTTGTGGATGTTTTGGCAGTAGCTCAAAACCAAATCGAATTGGCTGAACAAGATGCACCAACTGCTATCTTTATGAACCCTAGTGATGTTACTTCCTTGTTAGTGGAAAAAGTATCTTCTACTGATAAACGTTACATTGAGCGTTTACAAATGATCGCTGGCACATTGTCATTCGATGGTACTCCAATCGTTAAAACTACTTTAGTAACTGCGGGTGAGTTCTTAATGGGAGATTTTACCAAAGCTAGATTGGATTTCAAAAAAGGATTAACAATTGAAATCGGTTATAATGCTGATAATTTTGTTAAAAACTTCAAGACAATTAGAGGTGAGTTAAGAGCGGTTTGTAGTGTTAAACACAATGACAGAACTGCTTTCGTTAAAGGTGTTTTCGCAACTGCAAAAGCTGCTTTAGCAACTACCTAATAAATTTAGGGTTAATAATTAAAGGGGGTGAGCTTCGGTTCACCCTTTTTTTTTATCTTTGGGTATGGATGCTTTTGAATTATTTTTAATTAAAAAAGGGTATGTTCGATATTACCTAAACATGAAAACGTTAAGATATGAAGAGCCAACAAGGTATTTACTTTCTTCCGTTGGTCATGTACGTTACAGTTATTTTCCCAAATCAGAAAATGTTAGCGGAATGAAATGTATAGATATTGATAGAAAAAACGAAGTTATTTTTGGATTAAATGAATCGGGTAAACCACCAACGTTGATATATCCAAGACCAGAAGGAGTTTATAGCGATGACGTTGTAAATAGATCATTAAGGAATATTAACTTTGAAGATGTATTAAGATGCTTGTATTCATAATTGCAATATACAAGCGTCCACAGCTAACCAATATAGTATTAAACTATTACAAGCGGTTGCAGAAGAAGTACCCATTTAAAATAGTTGTAGCGGGTAGTGAGGGTAAACCGATTAAGGGCGTGGATTATATCGAAGTTCCAAATTTCCCATTGTCAAACAAGAATAACTTAATGATGCAACGGGCAAAGATACACAATCCCGATGCGGTTGTTTTGCTAGGTTCTGATGACTTCATTTGTGAAAACGTTATCAAGTATTATTACGACCTTATTAAGCGCAAAGAAAAGGCTGTAATGGGTTTTTATGATTTATATTTCTATTCAACTGAACATGATGTTTTAAGCCATTACGATTGCGGGGGTAAGAGTTACGGAGCGGGGCGGTGGTTTCCTAAATCGGCGCTAGATAAGATTAATTGGACAGGGTGGACAGGAGAGGAAAATAAGGGATTAGATAATAATAATATGAAGGTGCTACAAGGTAAAGGAATAGAACATAGAGTTATTGAATTGGCTGAAATAAACGGTTTTTTGGTGGATATTAAACATGATTTTAATATTAGTGATAAAAATATTACATTTGTAGGTAAAGAAGTAAATAAAAGTATTATGGCACGAAAAAAACTCCCTGTAAAAGAGATTGAAAAGTTAGCTGAGGTATTTAAACCCGCATTTGTAGAGGGTACATTTGACCACAAAAAGACTTATAAATTCGAGTCAAACGGTAAGTGTAAGTATTTACCTGTTGGCGAATATACAGTAACAGGATTTGAGGCTGAAACATTTACTAAAAAAGGCTTTGGCGAAGTAAAATGACATATCCAAACGACCCTTTAGAATCCCCTTGGCGGTACGATGGTACTTATCAAGCTAGGCATTTGGCTTTGCTTGACTTGATTCGTATTGCTTGCGGTTCGGGTGGTGGTGGTGGTGGTTATGATTTTAACTTATTGAATCAAGAAGCAACACAGCTACTGATTAAAACAGTGCTTGAAAGCTTAGATACAAAATTACCTTCATTAGTGTTGCAAGGCGATGCGCTAAAGGTTCACGTGTCTAATCAGATTGATTTAACAACAATTACTAGCTATTTATTAGATATTAAAAATAGTGTTGCATCAATTAACACCAACACAGATGGCATTGAGGGTTTAATTTCCGATACAATTACAGCAATTAACAACGGAGCAACGTCAATTAACGGAAATTTAACTGATATAATTACCGAGTTGCAAGGTTTGGATGCAAACACGGATGGAATTGAAGCGACCTTAACAGATATTTTAAACAAGATTATTGCCGCACCAGCTACGGAGGCCACACAATTATTAATTAAAAGCGTTCTTGATTCGATATTAACTAACTTAGGTAATCCATTTCAAGCTGGGGGTAATATTGGAAACACTGCCTTTGGTGTAAATAATGGAGCTGGTGCAAGTGCTGTAAATGTACAGGATGGTGGCAATTCAATTACTGTTGATGCTGTTAGTTTACCATTGCCAACAGGAGCGGCAACGGAAACAACGTTACAAAGTATTGATACGGGAATAGATGCATTAATTTTAAATACAGGGGCGGCTGACAATCTAGATGCCTTTGAGCGTTTAAGAACATCAAACCCTACAAGTGTTTTCGGTGCGCAATTAACGTATGGTTTACAGCCTTTGGTTTATGAGCCTATTACAAGTGGCACAGGGGCAACGATAACACACGACACCACCAATAGAGCAGCTTTATTATCCTTTGCAAGTACAGGTGTAGCGGGAACAACAGTATTTCAATCCTATGAACATATTAGGTATCAAGAGGGTAAATCACAATTAATACTAATATCCTTTAATTTTAAGGAAAGCATTGCGGGGGTAAGGAAGTTTGTAGGTTATTCAGATGGAACAAATGGAATAGAATTTACAAGCATAAACGGAGTTCACAGTTTTAGAGTATTAAGTAATTCAAGTGAGGGAAATGAAACAGTAGATCAAGCGAATTGGAGTTTAAATACCTTTTCAACTTTAGACCTTAGTAAAACGCAATTATTAGTAATTGACTTTCAAGCCTTATATGTAGGAAAGGTAAGGATAGGATTTGAAATTGATGGAGATTTAACTTATTGCCATGAATTTAAACACGCAAATGCAGTATCTAATCCATACATTGCAACTGCTAATTTACCTATACGCTCTGGAATGATAGTTGAAAGCGGAACAGCAACAACATCAATGAACTTTATTTGCTGTAATGTGAGTAGTGAGGGTGGTGTTGATAATCCTTACGGAGTGCCTAATAGCATTAATAGTGCGGTTACAGCTACTAATAACACTAGAACACATTTATTATCAGTTAGACCACGAACAACATTTGGAGGTTTTACAAACAGGGTTAAAATAATTGAAACTGAAATTGAAATAACTGTAACAGGAAATAGTCCAATATCTTGGGAGATGTGTATTGGTCAAGCGATAACAGGAACAACCACATTTGCAAACGTAAACACTAATAATTCTGCAATAGAATTTAACACAGCGGGAACTTTAAGCGGTACACCAACACTTGTAATTGATAGGGGTTATGTACCATCAACAAATCAAAATAAAGGTGCACAGTCAAGGATAATTAGCGTTAAAGTACCAATTACTTTAGATGCTGCGGGGTTACAAAGGTTAAACGGTACAATTACTTTAGTGGCAACAGGCTTAGGAGGGAATAGTTTGACTTATACAGTACTAAAATGGATTGAAATATACTAATTATGCCAACATATTTAACAGTTACTAGCACAGCTTATCAAGTTATCGTTTACTTTAACGACGCTATGATGTTTATTCCGGAAAGCACAGGTAGAAGAAAAGCTAATAGTTTCCCTAAAAATTCAATAAGCTACTTTACATTAAATCAAGATGCAAGCGCAATACTTGTATATGTTAATGGTGGTGGAGAATGGAGTTTAGATATGAACGGAATTAAAGGACTTCCTGTTAGTTCGGTGAACGGAGTAACCCCGACAAGTAATACACATTTATTTGAACTTTTAAGCCTATTATAATGGAACTACAAAACGGCGACATATTAATTTGCACTTCAAATAGGTTTATTCCTAGCTTGATTAAATTGGCGACTAAATCCAAATGGACACACACTGCGCAATATTTCGAGGTTGAAGGTATTCCAGGAATCATAGAGGCTCAAATGGACGGTATTAACTGGAAGCCTTTAATTGAATGGCAAAATAAATACGGTTATGAGTTCATTGTTTATCGTAGGGAAAGGCTTATAAAGGTCGATTGGCTTTATGATCGTGCTTTTAGTAAGGCGGGACATGTTGGATATGATTTTGTTAGCTTTGTTTTAAGGCAGCCTTTTAAATTGCTTACAGGTAAATGGAAGTATAGAGGTGAACATCGAGAGGTTAAGAGAATGATTTGTAGTGAATATACAGCGTGGATTTACGATATTAAGTTTTGGTGGAAACTAACACCCGATGACGTGGAAAGGTTTTTAAGTAGAAGTCCTAGATATAAATTAATAACAAAATAAAATGATAAATTTTGAAATACAAGGCAAAGATTACAAGCTCATGGATGAATTTCATGAGGTGAAAGTGTCTGACCTTGCTTTAGCGTATTCATTTTTAAAAGAGCAACCAATGGGAATAATCAATTGGTTAGTGAAAGGTAGCGATGTTGAAGAAGAACTTAAGCTACGTTTTAAAATTGATTGGGTGGCATTTTTTAGCGATATTCCAAAAGACTTATTAATGTTAGTGCCTATTGATTTCCTTTACAATCAATGCGAAAAATTTACAAGGCAGCCAGAAGTATTTATCGATCTAAAGAAGTTCAAAATAGGAGGGAATAACTACAAGCTTATGGAGCCATTGACTACTATTTCAGGCGCTAAAATGTTATTTGGTGAGGGTAATTTTAGACAGTGGACAATCGGAAATCAACTAACTAAAATGATTGCAGACGCTAAGGCATATAAAACAATCGAGCCATTAAAACAGCTAATTGCTATTTTATACGATTGCGATAAAGACATTCCAACAGAAAAGAAGCTAAAGGATTTCGACAATTTGACAGCGTCGCAACTATGGAGTGCATACTTTTTTTTTGCAATGTTGTGCGAGAGGTACAAAAACTATTTCCACTTATCTACGAGCAAGAGCCAATACCAAAAGGGCAAGAACCAGTTAAAATTGGAGCAGTTAAAAAAACAACTATCGAAAACAACTACTGGCAAATTGTTGCCGTCAAAGTGGCTGAAATGGGAGTATTTAATATTGGAGGAAAATCACCTTTAAGCATTGTACAAGAAAAGAAAGCGTATGATGTACTAAGAGTATTTAATTTAAAACTAACAGGATTATGAAATATGAAGATATAATAGCGATGTTTGAGGATGTTTGCGATAAACTATGTCCAACGCCTTTGACGTTTTTATATGATCGGGTTTGGGCAATGAATGGAGCGCCTTCAAGTACTTACCCCGCAATGTTAGTTGAAGCTAATCCTGACTTTGATTTAGCGCAATTTCAAAGTAATAATAAAGCAGGTATTCAGACTTTCAGTGGTAAGCTATTCTTTTTTGATACTTACTATCAGGAAGAAAGGGGATCTAAAAAACTTTACAAAAAACAAAGCGAACTAAACGAACTAGCGTTAAAGATAATAGCTGAAATGCGAAGGAGGGATAAACGTATAAATTTCGGAGGTGGTTTTTTAGCGTTTGACGTTCATAATGCAAAGTTAATAGAAGTTTTTATCCCATTCACCTATAATATGCAAATAGGATGTGATTTATTGGACTTTACGACGTGCCATGTTTAAGATAATTCAAACCTTAGCGGACTACATAGTAAGGTTGTTAGTTGATGAATTAGAGCAGCAAGGACACCGATATAAAGGCGAATTACAGGACACCATGAGAGCCATTGTTACCAAAACAGGCTCAGGCTATCAAATTGAAATAGAAGCCAACGCCTATGCTGAACAAATGGAGAACGGAATACCTTCTGGGGTTTGGGTTAATCCTTACGCTTTAGCTGAATGGGTAGAAGGTAGGGGTATAGCAACAGGCGAAAAGGAAATAAAATCTATTGCTTTTGCGATTCGTGCGAAAATACATAAGGAAGGTTCGCCAACTAGCAACTCTGTCAATTTCTCGGCAAATGGTAGACGAAAAGGGTTTATAAGCGTAGTCTTAGACGAAAAAGGAAAAACTATTGAGTCATTCGTAGAAGAATTGTTTGGCGATTTTGTAAATTTACAGATTGACAATGCAATTAAAAAAATATGAGCTTAACAATTCAGAAAATAGGCAATGAAATAGTTTGTGAAACCTTAACCATTAGAGCAACAACCGATAACGTTAATGTTAAATCGGTGCAAATGGAGGTTTATGTTGAAGGATTTGGACTAATTGCCACATTAGAGCATTCACCAACACCAGCAGATGCTTTAATTTTTGAATTTGAAGTAAATAGTATCTTAAGGAATTACACTGTTTTTGCTTTAAAATCATTTAGCAACGGAACAGCAGACAGTTTAAACGTATTAGCAACCTTTGCATTTAAGGAAGTAATATCTAATGTTGTTCAAGCAACACCATACTACACGAATGCGAATGTTAAAAACTTTGCCCTCGATGTATTTGAAAGTAATGATTTTACAAGTATAAGCAACTACATTACTAGATTTGAGCTAGGAGATGCTTCTAATTCAAACGGTAGGTTTCTTACAAGCGCACCCTTAGAGAGAAATATCTACTTAAAAAGGTGGCTTCATGTATCGGCTTTGACAGCTTCATTTTCGGGAAGTAGCGCAAAACAACAATACGTTGTTGAATTGTATTTAAATAACGTTTTGCAAACCACCTTTTATTATGATGTGTTGCCAACATCAAGAACACCATTAACAAGTGGGGCGGCGGGTTTTTATGACATTAGCTCTTTAAGATTTCAGGCCGTTTCATGTGATAAATTAATAGTGTTTGTTCGTGATAAAGCAAGTCCAAACACAGCAAGAAGTAAGACGTACACTTTCAATGTGGTTAATCCCGATGGTTGCCGACTTGGTACACTTACTTTTAATTGGGTGAATGAATTTGGGGTGCAAGAAAGCTACACTTTAGCGGGTAATGTGAATAGGACGTTAAAGGTAAAATCTAAATCATTTAGGAATACTAGCGATGAAGATGTTAATTTTGATAATGATTTCAACTATTCTTATGAAGTATTTAGTGATAGAATGCCGCAATCAGACGTTCAATGGCTAAATAGAATGTTTAGAAGCTCACGAATTTGGGTAGAAAAGGAGGAACCATTTGCAACCGGTGATTTTATAGATAATTCGCCCAGAAATTACCCTATAATTGTTAAAGATATTGAAGTGCTTGACTACGATTATTTAAATCCAAACACGCTTTTAAGGTTTAAGTATGAAATGGCAAGGGAAAGGAGAGGTTTAAGATGGTAAGCGTACAACTTCTTAATGATTCGGGCGAATTTGTAGGAAATATAGACCTATATAAAGGATCAGATTTTAACTTAAAGTATAGTAAAAAGATATCGGATTTAAAGAATATCAATTCACGATCAACGCATTTTAGTTCTGATTTTGACGTTCCAAACACTGCCAACAATGAACGGTTATTGTTTGGAATTAGAGATATTAACGCTAGTTCTACCAGTTTAAACGTATTGGGGTTAAATCGATGTGTAATTCTATTTGAAGGCAATCAAGTTGAGCGGGGTTTTATTAGCGCTAAAAAAAGTCAAGTAAAGGGGGATTTTACCTTGTTTTTTAGGGGTGGGAACTTTGATTGGATTGAAATTATAGGAGATAAAAACCTAAATGAAATGCTATGGAGGGATTACGAAACAGGACTTTACAGCCTTGATGCAAAAGAGTTATTTACTATTGACAGGATAAACACTTTAACAGGCATAGGCTATGATTTAACCTATCCTTATGTAGATAGGAATAATGGACTAGCCTTCTTAGATTTCCGACCAATGATAAACTTTTACAACTTCTTTAAATCTATTGAAGTTTTAACTGGATATACTTTTGATTCTGACTGGTTAGAAAGTGTATTTATAAAGGGAGGCGGGGCAATTGGAGATATGGAGCATGAAGGGTTAGGATTCGACCCTAACATTAGTTTTACGGTCGATGAATCTGATATTAGAGCCTCTATTGCAAAGTATGGATTAACGGAAATAACAACGCCTTTATCAGACCTTTCTCAAACTATTGGTAATATCGGGGTTAGTCCTAGCGTGCCAACTTATAGAATGTTTTATCGGTTCAACACTAAATTTACGGTGTTAGTTTCTGACGACAACGTATTGTTTGATGCGGCAACTTCTACTTATGCGGTGGGGGTAAGTGGTCTTTATTCGATAAATTTTAAAGCGTTTTATACGGCGCTTTATTTTGATTATACCAACGGCGACCAATTAACGCCATTATTGGACAATCCTTTGTATTTTGTGCCACCAAATATACGTTGGTACATAGTAGCTGAAAATACATTTAACACGTCTATAAATGGTAATGTATTAGCTTCTGGAGTTTCTTCAGTAGTAACAAATTCAGAAAGTGCAAATTTTGTTTATGCTAGTTTGTATGAAACTGAAATGATTGAATCAATCGGGGACATTACATTGTTTGCGGGGCAAAATATAAGCGTATTTGCTGAATTGTTAGAAGATGCACAAACAACATTAGTTAATTTGCAAGATTTGCAAACAAACTCAAAAAAGTATTGGAGGTTAAATTTTGAAAATCAGTCATTCATTGAATTTAAATTAAAATCACAAATACAATTAGGGGATGAGTTTAGAATTAACTCCCTAATGCCTAAAGAAATAAAGATTATTGACGTAATTAAGGACTTTAAAACCGTTTTCAATTTATATTTTGATGTCGATTTAAATAGGAAAAAGATTATTTGTGAGCCTAGAGATGAATTTTTTGAAGGATTAACAAGCGCAATTGATGTTACAGATAAGATAGATAATAGCAGCCCTATTGATGTTAATTTTGAATCTAATTTCAAAAGCAAAATTAAATTTAAATACAAAGTAGATAGCTCGGATAAATGGCTCGAAAGGTGGGAAAAGTTTTCAAAAAGAACATACGCCCAATATATCCATTCCCTTTCACCTTCTAAACGTTTTGAAGGCGGGGAGGAATTAATACAGCTAGGCGTATTAACACCCGCAATTCAACGAGTTAATAGTGTTGTAACGAGTATTGTTCGTACTGAATGGGACAATGATTTAAACGCAAAGCTTCCTGTAAATAATAGATACGCTCCTAAGCTATATCAATTGGTTAGGGGTATTCATAAAGATAGATTTGGAAATAAAAGAATAGGTGATCGTGTTTTATCGGTTGCAGTAATGGAGGGGTTTGATGGCTTAGATACTTACCAGAATAGGAAGCTTACCTTTAACGGTGAAGGCGGGTTAGTTCAAACGTATTACGGCAAAACATTAGCCAATATCAATGACTTTGCGCAAGTAGATTTAACGCTTAAAATTTCAAATTATGAGTTTTTTTCATGGAACATGAGAAAGCCTCTTTATATTTCCTATCCTGAAAATATTAAGGGATATTACATTGTTACGAGTATCAACAACCATGATGTTAATGGAGTAGGTTTAACCAGGTTTACTTTACTGAAGTATAAGAGCTATATATCAGTGCCACTTGATACCACGCAAGTAACAAACGTAGATCCTGACATAATCACAGAAGTTGAGGAAGGTGGAGAGGCTGTTATGGTAGAGGAAGGAGGTTTAATAGTTAATTGTTTAGACGATAATTTTCAATTTATATACAAATGAGCGTAAAAAAGATAATACTAGACGTAAAAATTGACGGTGCAAACGAACAAATAAACGTTCTTAATGCCCTTCAAGAGGAATTAAATTCTTTAGCGCTTCAAAAAAAGGAGTTAGCTAAAGCCGAAAAAGAACTAAATCAGGCAATAAAGGATAATACCATAACGGAAGCTGAAGCGGCGCAACAAGCTAAAGACTTAGCAGCGCAACAAGTGGAGTTAAACCTTATCACTAAGGAAAGCAAGAAGGAGTATGCAGAGGCTGAAAAGGCTTTACTTAATCAAGGAAAGGCAATGGATGTAAACGAGGGATCTATTGCTTCAATGCGTTTAGAGCTGTCGAAATCACAAAAAGAGTATATCAATTTGTCAAAAGCGGAAAGGGAAAACGAACAGATAGGAGGCGTTTTGCAAAAAAGGATTAAAGCGCAAAGTGATGAGTTAAAAGATTTAGAAAAAAGCATAGGTATTACTTCACGTTCTGTTGGTGATTATGGAAAGGCTTTTGAAAGCGCTTTGCCTTTAATGGGTGGGTTCGGGCAACAAATACAACAAGTAATTGGAACTCTTGGAGATATAAAAACAGCCTTAACGGCCATGAAAGCTTCAATGGTTACAACAACAGGGGCAACAGGGGGTTTAAGCGGCGCTTTAAAAGTATTAAGATTAGCTTTAATAGGTACAGGAATAGGCGCTATTGTAATATTATTAGGATCTATGCTTGCGGCGGTGCTAGCAACAGAGAGAGGAATGGATAAACTAAACAGTATTTTACAGCCTATTAAGGAGGTTTTTAAATCTTTATTTGAGGTAATTCAAAACGTGGGACTAGGATTATTTGACCAGTTAAAGAAAGCTATTGCAAATCCTACGCAAGCATTAAAAGATTTAGGAAAAGCAATACTTGAAAATATAGTAAATAGATTTAAAGGAGCTGTTTTATTTGTACAATCTTACGCTGATGTTTTTATAAATACTTGGAAACTAATAGGATTAGGTGTTAAAAAAGCATTAGCGGGGGTGCCTATACTTGGAGCTGGAATAGACCAAAAAGCACTGCAAAAAGATTTAGACGCTGCAAAAGCGGCAGTATTAAAATCTAGTAAAGAACTTGCATCAGCTTCTATTCAAGTAGCAACAGGACTAGACAAAAAGCAACAACAATACGCTAAAAATAGATTAAAAGAAATTGGAGCAGAAGCAGAAGCTGGAAGAAAACGAGGTATTCAAATAGCCGCTTTACAAAAACAGATTGAAGAAACAGAAAAAACTTTAAATGAAGAACGAGAGAAAGCAAATCGGTTAATTCAAGAACAAAGGGAAATAATTAAGGATGTAGATTCAACAGAAAGGGAAAAATTAAAAGCTACAAAAGAAGCAATTCGTTTACTGGATGAACGTTCTAAAAAAGACATTGCATATTTAAACCAAAAATTAGAGCTATCTAAATTACAAAATTTTAACGATGCAGATGAAAGAGCATCACAAAAAGAACTATCTGAAATAAATTCAGAAATTGAAGCTTTAGAATCTCAGGCTATCAAAGAAAAACTAAAGCTACAAAAGGACGCTAATACTATTATAAAACAAAATAGAGCCGCCGAAGCTAAAGCGCTTGAAGACCAAGCTAAAAAAGTTAAAGAAGCTGAATCGTTAGCATTACAAGAAAGCTTAAACAATGAGAAAGCTAGAATTGAAGCTCAGAATAAAGTTTTTGATGAACAAGCTAAATTATTGCAACAAGAGAGAAGGCTTGAAGAGCTGACAACGGAGGAAACCGCCGAAATGAAATTCCAAAAAGAAATGGAATTGCAAAAAAAGCTTTCCGATTTGAAGATAAAACAGGTTAAGTTAAACGCCGAAATGGAGTTGAAGGAAGAGGAAAGAAAGATTGATCAACTATTACAAAATGGCAAAATTTCGCTTGAAGTCGCAAACCAACAAAAAGAAGCCGCAAAAAAAGAAGAGGGCGAAAAAATAAAAGCAGTTGAATTAGAGAATTTAATCGCTGAAAGTGAACTTTTAAGAGACGAACGAGTAAGGCAAAATGAAATAAATACTGAAATAGAGGTTAAACGTCAAGAAAAGGAAGAGGAAAGAAAGAAGGCAGTAGTTGAAGGGGCATTTATGGCAATCGATACCACTAAAAAAATTATAGTGGATAACCAAACAAGGCGTGTTGAAGATGCTTTAAAGCGTGAATTAGACGCCCTTACATTGCAACGCCAACAAGGTTTAATAACTGAGGAACAATATAACGCTAAACGATTAGAGATTGAAAAGGAAGCCTTTAAGAAAAAACAAAGAATAGCTATTATCACTGCTTTAGTAGAT